GATGGCTTGTATGGTGTTGTCACCAAGAAGGCGCTTGTGAAAGCCTTGCAGCAGACACTTGGCGTGTCAGCAGATGGCATATATGGCAATGTGACAAATGGTGCAGTTAAAACACTGCGCAAAGGCAGTGAAGGCACACTGGTCAAGATTCTTCAATGTTTCCTTATTTGCCACAAACAGAAGCTTACCGCTGACGGCGAATTTGGAAACATAACAGAAGGCGCTGTGAAAGCGGTGCAGAAAAAATTCGGCATTGCCGCTGATGGCATTGCCGGAAAGCAGACATTTAAAAATCTATGTTGTTGATAAGCGCTGTGATTTTCACGGCGCTTTTCATATTTCATCAGGGATGATGTAAAACATCCATTTCTAACATGATGCAACCATGTAAAAAGCGTATAGAAAGGACGGCAAAAACATGACAATCGCAGAAATTCTGAAAGCAAAGGGTCTTGATGATTCCATCATCAAAGAAGTCCAAGAAGAAATGAAAGCCAACAAAATCTTCACGGCATCTGAAGAAAACCTTGATATCCGTTATGGCAAGTTGAAGACAGAGCATGACAGCAAGCTTGCCGAACTGACCGAAGCAAACAATCTGATTGCTGAATTCAAAAAGAACAGTAAGGGAAACGAGGGATTACAGAAGCAGATTGCTGAATATGAAGGCCAGGTGGCACAGCTTCAGTCAGAACTGGAACAGACGAAGCTTGATGCGGCAATCAAGGTGGAACTGCTTTCTTCCAAAGCACTTGATGTTGACTATCTGACTTTCAAACTGAAGGAAAAAGGTGAACTTGCCCTTGATGAAAGCGGCAAGATCAAAGGGTGGGATGACAAGATTGCTGCCCTGAAGACACAGTTCCCGACACAGTTTGAAGGCACAGGAAGCAAGAAATATGAGGAAAACAAACTGCCTGAACAGAAAGAAGACGGCGGTGCTATCACCAAGGAAAGCTTTGCAAAAATGGGCTATCAGGACAGATTGAAACTTTACAATGAAAATCCTGGTGCCTATGCAGAATTAACTAAGAACTAAATTTGAAAGGATGTTTTAATTATGGCTAACCAGACTACTATGATCGCAGACCTTATCAATCCGCAGGTAATGGCAGACATGATTTCTGCAAAGGTTCCCAACAAGCTTGTTGTCGCACCTTTCGCAAAGGTTGACACCACACTGACTGGCGTTCCTGGTAACACCATCACTGTTCCGCAGTATGCATATATCGGTGATGCAGAGGATATCGCAGAAGGCATTGCTGCTGAAACTGTAAAGCTTGCAACTTCCACCACAGAGGTCACTGTCAAGAAGGCAATGAAGGCAGTTGAACTGACTGACGAAGCAGTTCTTTCTGGCTATGGCAATCCTGTTGGCGAAACCAACAATCAGCTTGCCAAGGCTATTGCTTCCAAGGTTGACAGTGATGCAATGGAAGCACTTCAGGGCGCACAGCTTGTTTATGACGGCAGTGCTTCCATCATCAAGTATGCAGGCATCGTTGATGCAATTGACCTGTTTGACGAAGAAGTCAACACTGACAAGGTCATCTTCGTTCATCCGAAGCAGGTCACACAGCTTCGCAAGGATTCTGACTTCATCAGCGCTGACAAATACACTGGTGATGTTGTTATGACTGGCGAGATCGGCAAGATCGCAAACTGCCGTGTTGTTCCTTCCAAGAAGGTTCCGCTTGACGAAGGCAGCGCAAACTATCTTTGCCCGATTGTTAAACTGAACAATGACGCTGAAACTGAAGAAGATGCACCTGCACTGACCATCTATCTGAAGCGTGACACCAATGTTGAAACTGACCGTGTAAGCCTTGCAAGAAAGACTGACATTTCTGTTGATAAGCATTACACTGTTGCACTTTCCAACACTTCCAAGGTTGTTCTTGCAAAGTTCAAGAAGTAAGAAAGGGCGTTGATTTCCCATGATCATGACTGTTGCCGAACTTCGGCAGTTCATAGCAACAGATGATGAAGATCAGGTGCTTGAAGCTAAGCTTCAGGCACTTGAACTTCTTATCAGAGCTTACACAAACAACAATTTCCAAGTCAGAGCATTCAGGGCTGTTGCGGTGGCGGTGCCGGAACATGATTTCATGTGCAATGGATCAGTTCCGTTCCGTGTCGGGGACACATTGCAGGTCACTGAATCCGAATTCATGCCTGATGCCCTTGTCACTGTGGCAAGCGTGGATGGAATGACGGTCACTGTGGCTGAAGATGTGTTTGAAGAATCTGGTGTGATTCTTACCAAGGTTAAATATCCTGCTGATGTCAAAATGGGCGTTGTGAATCTGATGAAATGGGAGCTTGAAAACCGTGACAAGGTTGGCGTGGCATCTGAAAGCATTTCACGGCATTCTGTGACGTATTTTGCAATGGATGGTGACAATTCCACTATGGGCTTTCCGAAAGCGCTGATGGGCTTCCTGAAGCCATACAAGAAGGCCAGGTTTGGAAGGGGCATCGGCGTATGAAAGGCATAGGCGGCAACATCCAGGCAACAATTCAGGTTTTCACATCAACCAGGAACGAGATTGGCGAACAGGTGCAGAGTTGGGCAGATGTCCAGACCATCAAAGGATGGCTTGATCTCCAAGCAGGTGACAGCAAATATCAGACGTTCAGTGCAAAGATTCAGGAATCAACACACATATTCATTTCTGATTATGTGCCGCTTGCAGATAGCATTCAGGCTGAAAACAGCCGAATGATTATCAAGGGCAAGGTTTTTGATATTTTGTTGATTGACAATCCGATGGAAATGGGCGTTGGCTCACAGCTTGAATTCTATCTGAAGTACACAGGTGGTCAAAATGGCTGATGTGCAGTTTCATGATTATAGCATTAAAGTCAAATCTGCACTTGATGACAAAGTGATTCAGTTCCTACATGAAGCAGGTTCAACACTGCAAAGACAAGCAGCCAACAACACCAGAATTGGCACAGGCGAAACGGCAGGTAAGTGGGATTATATTGTCGATGAAGGCGAAGGTGTCTGCACGATAGGCAATCCGCTTGAAAACGCAATATGGGAAGAATTTGGCACAGGTGAATTCGCACTGCATGACAACGGCAGAAAAGGCGGTTGGACATATCGTGATGATGAAGGCAAATGGCACTTCACATATGGTAAAACGCCAACAAGAGCGCTTCACAATGCTTATGTGGCCAAGAAATCAGCTATCATCCGAAGGGCTGAACAACTGATGAAGGGAATGAACTGATGTCAAAACAATCATTGAAAATCATTTCTGATGCCATGACAGCCTTGGGGATTGAATACGGATTCGGAGAATATTCCGGCAATCCTGTTGTTTACCCTTATTTTGTAGGGGAATACACGGAAACGGAACCGTTCACAGAAGACGGTCTTCAAGAAAGCACGTTTCTACTGACAGGCTTTTCAAGGGGATCATGGCTGATGCTTGAAGAAGCAAAAGAAAAAATTGAAAACTATTTCAACAAAGTGGGTGGAAAGACGGTCATTGCTTCCAACGGGAATGCAGTGGCCATTTTTTATGGAAATAGTTTGATTGTTCCCACAGGGAATGCGGAGCTTAAACGCATTCAAATCAACCTTAGTATTAAAGAATGGAAGGTGAACTGATATGGCATATGAAGAACTGAAGTCCAGTGGTATCACAGCAAAAACACCACAGAACATAGTTCTTGGCGCAGGTACACTTCACAAGGGTCTGACTTTCACTGATGGAAAGTGGAACTTTGAAGAATCTTTGATTGGCGCTACTTCTGGCGGCACCAAGATCAGCATTGTGCCTGAATTCAAAGACATTGAAGTTGACGGCGCACTTGTCAAAGTCAAGGGTCTGGCAGTCAAGATTGGTGAAACAGCTACACTGGAAACCAACATGGTTGAACTGACACCTGAATGGATCAAGATGTCTATTGTCGGCCAGGATGGCACTTCTGACATTGAAGGCTATGATGTCATTGAATCCAAAAGACAGCTTGAAGATGGTGACTACATCGAAAACTTTGGCTTCATCGGCAAGAAGATGGATGGCACACCTGTTGTCATTATTTTTGACTATGCGCTTTGCACTTCTGGCTTTGAACATGAAGGCAAAAACAAAGAAAACGGTGTATTCAAAGCTACATTTGAATGCTATGCAGAACTGTCCAGTGAAGCAGACATTCTTCCGTATCACATTTATACTCCGACAGCAGTATAACAAACAGCCAAAGGCAAGGTCATCTATTGGGTGGCCTTGCCTAATTTTTTAAACCAAAACAATCGAAAGGATCGTTTTTCATGAATGAAATCAATTTTGAATTACGCAAATTAACGGCAGACGATATTTTCCCGATGTTCAAGATCATATCCAAGATTGGCATCAGGGAATTCAAATCTTGCTTCGATTCTCCCGAAGTAAGAAAAGCCATTGCAAGCATTGCATCAGGCGAAGAAGGCGCTGATGTGAATGCAGTCGGCCTGACTGTTGCGTTGGATGTTGCCAGTCTTCTGGTCGAGCATTTGCCGGATTGCAAAGAAGACATATATCAGTTCTTGGCGCAGGTTTCCGGCAAAACAAAGGGCGAAATTGCTGAACTGCCTATGGTGACATTTGTGGAAATGATCATGGCAGTTGTTAAGAAGGAAGAATTCAGAGATTTTTTTCAGGCTGCTTCCAAGTTGTTCAAATAGGTGATATCAGATGGCTTGATATGATATTTCAGCGTTATGCTTCCCCACTATTACTGGTTGACAGAATGATTCAATCAGGAAGGTTCAAAGAATTCGTCAATGAAGCAATCAAACTTCAGAATGAAGATTTGGAAAGCAAAACGCAATGGGAATATTATCTTCATAAAATCTTCAACATGACTTATCGTGAATACCTTGCAGCTATTGGAAAAATCGAAGAAGAAGCGCCTGGGGCAATGTCACAAGAAGAAAAAGAAGCAACAGTTCGGGCTTCCATGGAAATCATGAATGGCTTTCGTCTTCCGCAATGACGAAAGAAAGGTGTTTGCATGGAACTGTTCCGGCTATTAGGGACTATTGCAATTGACAATGATTCCGCAAACAGAGCGCTTGAAGAAACAGGCGAAAAAGCACAAAACACAAGCAAGGAAACAGAATCAGCTTTCAGCAAAATCGGATCAGTCGCAACTGGCTTGGTCAAAGCTTTCGTCACAACAGGCGCTGCCATCGGCGGTGCTTGGTTGGCGGCAATTGAATCAACCAGGGAATATAGAACCGA